GCAGACTCGCTCTCCCCGAAACGGACAAATACGGACAAAACGGAACAAAAAAAGCCAACAATTGTTAAGATTGATAGAGATTCGCCATTTGGAACGCTAGGTCAGTCGGGGGGCATCGGAATTGGCTAAACGCAAGGGCAACACAAAGCCGCGTTTGCAAAACGCACCGCTTAAAGGAAAATCCCGCATAGATGAAGTAACTGCGTGGATCAAAAAGACTGGATTGCCGGAACTTCTGCCCTGGCAGGAGTACGTACTGACCGATATGTTAAAAGTTGATAAAGATAATAAATTTATCCGTAAGACAAATTTGTTACTCGTCAGTAGGCAAGCCGGAAAGACTCATCTAGCACGTATTCGCATATTGGCGGGGTTGTATTTATTCGGCGAAAAGTCTATTGTTGCCATGTCCTCCAATCGGGCTATGGCTTTGGACACCTTTCGCAAAGTCTGTGATCTGATTGAGGAAACACCTGCACTTCGGACGCAGTTGAAGCAGATCCGCGTGGCTAATGGTCAGGAATCGGTCGAACTCCTAAATGGGGCTAGATACGAGATAGTCGCGGCGACAAGAGATGGGTCACGTGGTAAGACGGCGGATCTGCTGTTCGTAGATGAAGTGCGTGAGATTGATGAAGCCGCTTGGACGGCTGCGCGACCTATTACGCGCGCCAGACCCAATAGCCAGATATTGCTTACCAGTAACGCTGGCGATGCGTTTAGTACGGTGCTAAATGATCTACGCGAAAGAGCAAACAGTTTCCCGCCTAAGACACTTGGTTATTGGGAGTATTCAGCGCCAGACTTTGCCAACATCCATGATAAGGATGCTTGGTATCAAGCAAACCCGGCATTGGGCTATTTAGTAGATGAAGAAACGATTGCTGAGTCAATTGCAACCTCTAGCATAGAAGCCACGAAAACGGAAACGCTTTGTCAATGGGTTTCCGCTCTGAAAAGCCCTTTCCCCTACCGCGCTTTTGAAGAATTGACGGTGCAGGATCTACAAATACTACCCGGACGTACTACCATATTTGCAGTTGATATATCCGTTACAAAACGATATGCCAGCCTTGTTGCTGGTCAGTTAATGGAAGATGGCAAGATTGCAGCCGGGGTTATAGCACAATTTGAGTCTGCTAGTGGCGTAGATGAACTTAAAATCGCTGTGGAAGTCAATGAATGGGCGCGTAAGTATCGCCCGCGTTTGATCTGCTTCGATAAATATACGACTATGACCGTTGCTGAAAGATTGGCTTTGAGCGGGCAAAAAATACAGGATATGTCGGGCTTGGTGTTCTATCAAGCGTGTTCGGATCTGCTAGAAGCGATCGTGCATCAAAGGCTGATCCATAGCGGGCAAGAGTCGCTAGTCGATGCGATAAACAATTCAGCCGCTAAGGAAACGGACGCGGGCTGGCGCATCGTGCGGCGTAAATCAGCAGGAGACGTATCGGCAGCCATAGCCCTAGCGATGGTGGTACATCAACTTAACAAACCGCAGGTAACGCCTAAGATCATCGCCGTATAACACAATATGTAACGCTTAACCGTAACGGTTAGGCGTATCAAAAAAAATGCGGCTTTTGGGTTTTATGTCCGTTTTGTCGGTAATGTGTGGTATCCTTGCCGACAATGGGTTTCTTTGATCGCTTCCGCACACAGAAGATCGAGGCACAAAACGCGCCTCAGATCATGTCTGAAAATTGGAGCATAGCGCCCCTAACCGTTGCAAACGTCTCTCGTAGCGAGGCTATGTCGGTTCCGTCAATTGCTAGATCTGCTTCATTAGTTAAAGGCATTATCGCCTCAACTCCATTGGAAGTTTATCGCGAAGCAACTGGCGAAGAAATAATCCCGCCAGCATGGGTTAAGCAGCCATCACCTTCGCAACCACGATCTGTAACAATGGCTTGGACTGTCGATAGTTTGATCTTCTACGGTCAAGCATTTTGGCAGGTAACGAGTGTCAGCGAGTTGGATGGTCGTCCGCTTTCCTTCGAGTGGGTTCCCAATACTCGCGTTACATACAATACAGATCTCTACACCGAATTTATTACTCAATATTATATTAATGGCAACGCTGTGCCGATGTCAGGTGTTGGATCATTAGTAACATTCCAATCTTTAGGCGATGAAGGTGTTTTAATTCGCGGTGGCAGAACTATACGCGCCGCAGTTGATTTAGAAAAAGCAACAGCAATAGCAGTTTCAACTCCAATGCCTACCGGTGTGATTAAAAACACAGGAGCAGACGTTTCAGAAGCAGAAGCGTTAGCGATCCTTAATCAGTTTGAAAAGTCACGCAAAAATCGCAGCACAGCCTATTTCACTAGCACTTTAGATTATCAAGTTTCACAATTCTCACCGAAAGACATGACTTACAACGAATCTGCACAATTTATGAGTACGCAGATCGCGCGCATGATGAACGTTCCGGCATGGTATTTGTCGGCTGAGATGAATAACAGCATGACTTATTCAAACGTCCTAGATGAACGCAAACAATTTGTAGATCTATCTTTGCGCCCATATTACGCCGCAATAGAAGATCGTCTAAGCATGGATGATATTACTCCACGTGGCAACATTGTGCGTTTCTGCATTGACGATACTTTCTTGCGCAGTAATGCACTAGAAAGATTAAATGTAATAGAAAAAATGATTTCGCTTGGTCTAATTACAACTGAGCAAGCGATGGAGATGGAAGATCTAACCCCGAACGGAAATACAAATGAAACTAACGTTCAGTAGCGAAATAACTGCCGCCGATAGCGCGCGCAGAACAATTAGCGGCAAAATTGCCCCGGTCGGAGAGGTCGGACATACTTCTGCTGGCAAAGTCATCTTTGAGCGCGGATCCATTCAAATTGACGATCCGAAAAAAGTATTGTTCCTAGAGGAACATAATGACAAAGTGCGTCTAGGTCGCGCTCAATCTATTGAAGCAACAGAAGATGGCTGGTATGGCACATTCAAGTTAAGTGCAAGCAGCAAGGCGACAGACGCTCTCATAGAGGCAAGCGAAGGATTAAAGACGGGCATGTCTGTTGGAGTCGAAGTAATTGATTCCAAACCAACCGGCGGCGTGATTCATGTATTGGCTGCCAAATTAGTAGAAGTTTCTCTTGTGTCAAACCCGGCGTTTAAGTCGGCTGAGATCAAAGAGGTTGCCGCTTCCGAAACGGAAGAAGCAAAAGAAGAAACCAAACCAACAGAAAGCGAGGCTGTTGTGGAGCAAACTCCCGACACCGTAGCCGTAGCACCTGAGGTAGAAACCCCTGCGGTAGAAGCCTCTGCGCCTAAGGTTACAGCAGCAACACCGCGCGTTTATGCGCAACCACGCGTTGAACCAATGACAAGCGCACAGTATCTAGAAGCAAACATCAAGGCTGCTCTAGGTGATGATAACGCACGCCAATTGGTACGCGCAGCAGATGATTCGACCAGCACAAATACTGGTCTAACTTTGCCACAGCATCTAAACCAATTTATCACCGATACATTCTCAGGTCGCCCTGCGTTTGAAGCGGTAACACGTCAAGCACTTATTGAGAGCGGTATGTCATTCACCGTTCCACGTCTTTACACAAATGCTGGCACACCTAACGTTGCGCCAACAGTTGCAGACACTAATGAAGGTGCAGCACCATCTGAAACCGGCATGACTTCTGCTTATGACACGGTAACAGTTGAGAAATTCTCAGGTCTAAACCGAGTTTCATTCGAACTCATAGACCGCAGCAGCCCGAGTTTTATGAACCTCTTGATGGCTGAACTCACGAAGGCTTACCAGAAGGCAACCGATAACGCATTGATCGCTGCTTTCACCGCAAATGGAACTGCTGCAACTGCAACAGCAGCAACAGCAGCAGGTTTGCAATCATTCATTAGCACAGAAGCAGCAGCAGCCTACAAGGGAACTGGCGGCGACTTTGCTAACAAGTTGGTTGCATCGACAGATCAATGGGCAGCAATTAGCGGTTACGCAGATACAACTGGTCGTCCGCTATACAGCGCAGCAGCACCAATGAACGCTGCTGGCGCAGTTTCACCTACTTCGGTAGTTGGATCTGTTCTTGGTACTGATCTCATCATTGATCACAATATTGCAGTAAGCGGAATTGTTGATGAGTCAGCGTTCCTTGTTGCACCGGGATCCGTTTATGTTTGGGAGTCACCAACAACAAACCTCAGAGTTAATGTTTTGACCTCTGGGGAAGTCGAACTCAACCTGTATGGTTATTTGGCAATTTACGTGGCTAAATCAGGTAAAGGCGTACGCCGCTACAACCTAGTTTAGTAAGTAATCGAGTTACCCCGGCGCTAATGCCCTGAGCGCCGGGGCTAACATTAGGAAAGGAAAACATGGCGGCTACCTACGTTACCGAGGCTGAATTACGCACCGCACTCGGAATAGGTAATTTGTATTCTTCTGCTGTTGTAGAAGAAGCATGTCAGGCTGCCGAAAACATTGTTAAGGGCAAACTAAATTTTAATCGTCAAGTCGCGATAGCGCATCAGAATACCGGAACTACCGGCACTATTTATTTTGAATACCCGCACACATTTTACATAGGTCAAACCGTTAATGTTGAGAATTGCGGATCGCATTACAACGGCAACAAGACAATTACGGCTGCGGGTGAATACAGTATTAGTTTTACAACCAACCATCTTAGCGATGCGCCCAAACATGACATTATTCCATACGGCTATGTTTATGGTGATGACTATATTTCGTACGAAACTTTGGATGAAGTGCGTGAAGCATCGTTAATGATCGCCGTAGATATATGGCAGGCACGCCAGACCAGTTCAACAGGTGGAATATCTCCTGACTTCACTCCGAGTCCATATAAAATGGGTAACACACTTTTGGCAAGAGTCAGAGGTTTGCTTGCGGATCACCTAGCCCCGGGCGGTCAAGTAGGGTGAGCGCCATAACTACCCTGCGGGGAACAATCGCGACTGCGCTAGTTGATGATACGGCGTGGCAGGTGTTCTCTTTTCCACCTGCCACACCTCTCGCTAACAGCATTGTGGTACAACCGGGTGATCCATACATTGAACCATCTAATGATCATTACAAAACGGTTAAACCAAAAGTAAATTTCAAACTGATCGTGTTAGTGCCTATGTTCGATAATCAAGGCAACCTAACCAACATCGAGGATTACTACCTAAACGTAGTAAATAAACTAGAAGCGTCAAGCGTGGATTACACAATTGGCACGTTTAGTTCGCCAGCCGTACTTCCCGGTAATGCAGGAGATCTGCTAACAGGTGAAGTAAGTATCAGCGTTCTATCCGATTGGAGTTAATAATGGCTGATCAAGACAAAAAGCGCGAGGCGTTTCTGATCAAGATTGGTCAGATAAAGCCTACGGCAGAAGCACCAAAACCCAAACCAACTGCAAAGAAAGACGAGGAATAGTCAATGGCTGTTTTTCTAAATAATAACGTAGGCTTGAAGATTAACTCAGTTGATCTCTCAGACCACGTAACCAGCATCACGCTTAATGAAGTATTTGAGGAATTAGAAGTTACGGCGATGTCAGATGATTCCAGAAAATATGTAAAAGGATTAGAGACTGCAACTTTGGTAGTATCTTTCCTCAATGATCAAGGTGCATCATCTGTTTTGCAAACCCTTGAAGGTTCCTACGGTTCCTCAGTAGCATGGGTCGCAATCAACGATAAGGATGGCACAGTTGGAGCAGATAATAAACTGTATTCCGGCGACATCTTGATCAACAATATAACCCCCATTAACGGCGATGTCGGAAGCATGAGCACAATCGACATTACCTTTACTGTTAATTCAGTAGTAACCAGAGCAACTTCAGGCACGTTCTAACCATAAAGAGAGGGCAAAAATGGCAAGTCTAAAGATCACTAGGGCAGATGGCAGCGAGTCTCTACATGAGATCACGCCAGCCATAGAATACGCTTTTGAGCAATACGCGAAGAAAGGTTTTTATAAAGCCTTCCGCGAGGATCAGAAGCAATCTGATATTTATTGGCTTGCGTGGGAGTGTCTAAAGAGATCTGGCACAGACGTAAAGCCCTTTGGGGATAAGTTTCTCGAAACCTTAAAAGCAGTCGAGGTTTTGGCAGATGATTCCCCAAATGGCTAACGCGCGATAGTTATACGTACCGGATAGCCGAACTGTCCGTACATCTAGGTATCGCGCCTAGCGAGTTTATTAACATGGATCGAGACATGTTAATTGCCATACATGAAGTTTTGAGAAAGCAAGGGGAGCAAAGGCAAAATGCCAATCGTGCTATCCGGCGTAGATGAGTTAAAGCGCGCACTTAAAAAGTATGCGCCAGATCTACGCAAGGAAATGGATGCCACGATTAAAGGCGAGTTAAAGTCAGTCATTGACGAAACTAAACAAAAAGTGCCTAGCACCCCACCGGGCAGATTATACAATTGGCAGGATAAGGGTAGAGAGCCAATATCGCGCACACATAGAGAACGTGGCTTTCCTCTCTATAATGCATTAGAAGTGCGTAGAGGTTTAACCTATCGAGCAGGTACAAGCCGTTTTAACAAGGCTGGATTTGCCGCTCTATTCTCTCTTTGGAACGCGTCTGCTGTGGGTGCAATTATGGAAACAGCAGGTCGCGTTAATAGTGGCGGCAGACCTCAAATGGGCAATCATGGTAGGGGATCAACGCAGAAGTTTGGGCAATCCAATTATAGTGGCGCAGGTCACGTTTTCGTAGGATCCATGAACGGCATTGGCGGATTGAAGGCTTACAAATCTGAAACGACTCAGAAACAGCGATCAACTGGTCGTTTGCTTTATGCCTCATACGCAGATCGTCAAGGCAAAACATTGGATGCCATCATGAAGGCGATAGAATTAGCCAACAGGAAACTACAAGCAAGGGCAAAGCCAGCACCGATAGGGAAGGCGGCATAATGGCAGCGCCCAATATACGCATTGATATTGCTTCCGTATTCAAAGATACAGGATTTAAAAAAGCCTTTGGCGCTTCAGTAGGATTAGAAAGCCAATTAAAAAAATTAGGTAGAACTTTAGGTTCAACTTTATCGGTAGCAGCCATTACTAAATTTGGCAAAGATGCTGTTAAAGCGTTCAAAGAAGATGAGCAAAGTGCCAGACGATTTGAGCAAGCATTAAAAGGCGTTAATCTAGGTTTTGCTTCACCGGAGATCGATCGCTATTTAGAAAAACTAGAACGTCAAACGGCTGTTACAAAAGGGCAAACCAGACCAGCGTTTCAAGCATTGGCGCAAACTACAAACAGTTTAGTTGCTTCACAAGAATTATTAAGCACCGCAATCGATGTATCTGCGGGATCTGGTTATGATTTGCAAACAGTTGCCAATGATTTAAGTAAGGCTTATTTAGGCAATACACAAGGATTATCAAAATATAATCTAGGTTTAACTAAAGCCGAACTTAAAACGATGCGTTTTCAAGATATACAAAAACGCTTAAACGAACAATTTACAGGACAACGCTCCGCTTTCTTGGATACTTATGCGGGCAAAGTCAGTTTGGTAAGTGCTTCATACGAGAGATTACAAACCACAGTCGGTGAAGGTTTGGTCGATGCGTTCGATATGTTGGCAGGGGATGGCGGTATTGCCGGTGCAACAACCGCGATGGAAGATTTTGGAATTATAGCCGCAGACGTTATTCGCGGTATTGCTTACAATTTGGACACTCTCCAAAATCAGTTTGGTGGAGATCAAGGTTTCCTACCAAAATTATTTACCACAATATTGAAAACCCAACCTCTAATCGCGGCTATATTGGCACAAGCAGAAGCGGGCAGCAAAACAAGATTATTTTTCCCTACGGCTGGCATTGGGCAACCGGGCGTAGATGCTAAAAACAAAGCAATAGAAGAAGCAAGGTTAAAGCGCGAAAAAGAACTAGCGGCTTTGCGCTTGAAAGAGATCAAGCAACGCGAAAAGATAGCCCGCCTAAAGAAGTTATCTAATATGCTAGATAAAGCTGCCGCTAAGTTTGATGATCGCAAGGCTCAGTTAGCAGCCGCCTTGCGTAATGAAAAAATTACTGCTGAGGAACGCAAGCGCCTACAAGAATTACTTTTGATTGAAGAAACCAGAGACGCTATTCAGCAAGGCGATTTGGAGCAAGCAGAAAAACTGTTTGCCAGATTAGATACTTTACAAGGGCAAACAGAAGTGTTAGCCAATAGCCTTATCAGCCTAAAGGCGGGCGATCCGTTTGCTAATTGGGATGACTATTTCAAAAAAGCAAGCGGCATGATAGATGATCTGTATGCTCAATTACTAAGATTCTATGATTTAGCCAATAAGTTTGTTTATACTGACAAAATCTTAGATAACACGACCAGAAAAACAGACGACAAAACAGTCGATGAAATTTCAAATGAACTTAAAACAATTACTAAACAAAACGATGATTTGATTAAAGACAAGGCTATTGATGAAGCGTTAAACATCGTATTAAATAATACGAGCATAACGGACGATTTATTAGCGGCTACTCTCAACGCAGCAAAATCAGGTATGCTGTCGAACGTCACCGCGTCTGGTATTGCCCTTTCCGAAAGTGGAACGATCGGCGCTACCAGCCTAGCCAATCGCATAGCCTCTTTTGACGCGGCAGCGATCGCAGCAGCAGCAATAACTAATTTAATTAAACCCAGCACAGTAGCCGCAGGGGAAACCGGCATCATTGGCGCTCGTTCGATTAGTGGGCAAGCGCAGACGATTATTAACAATTACATTGAAGGTACAGTAATAAGCCAAACCGATCTATCTCAGATGGTCTTAGATCAGCAGTATGAGTATCAAAGATCTGGCGGCAAACTCACCTATAACCAGATAGCAATTTAATGCCAGCAGCACCGGTAATCAAGGCTTCCATTGACTTCTCCAATGGTGTGGCATTTGTTGGCGAGCCATTCATTCTAGATTCAGTTACTAACGGCATATTAGATACAAACCAGTTGGGAACTGGCACTAATGCAAACGTGGATATATCAGATCTGCTTTATACGGTCAATATCCGCAGGGGTCGGCAGCGCCTTCTCAATGAGTTTGAGGCTGGCACAGCAGCAGTAACCATTATCGATACCAACGGTGATTTTAACCCTGCTAACGTAAGCAGCCCTTACTATGGGGATCTAGTACCTCTACGTAAAATACAAGTTACTGCTGAGTACGATGGCACTACCTATGTGTTATTTACTGGCTTTATTACTAACTACGATACCGGCTTCAAGATCGGATCGGATGATTTCAGCAGGGTTACGTTTAAGTGCGTTGATGCTTTGCGTCTCTTTACCACAGCACAGATCAGCAGCGTACCCGGTTCCGGGGTGCAACTTTCTGGCGCTCGTGTTAATGCCATCTTGGATGAGTTGGATTACCCAACTACCTTGCGTGATATTGCTGCGGGAGACTCTACCTTGCAAGCAGATCCCGGCACAGCCCGCAAAGCCCTTGATGCTCTCACCCTAGTTAAGAAGTCAGAGTTTGGCGAACTATTCCTCGATGCTGAGGGGCGTGTTACATTTCTAAGCCGCTCACAGGTCACGAGCAGCCTTGCAAGCCCGGTTTATACATTCGCAGACGATGGTAGCGCCATCGCCTTCCAAAACGCCGTTGTAGCCCTAGACGATAGCCTTGTGGTTAATGATGTAACCGTTACACGCTCCGGCGGTAGCGCCCAAAATGTTTATGATCAAGACTCGATAGATAAGTATTTTATCCATTCGGGCAACCGAGACGGGATCCTTGTGCAGTCGGATCAGGAGAGCCTAGATATGGCATCCATGTTGCTTTCCACGCGCAAAGAGACTGAAACCCGCATCGATTCGATCGTACTGAATCTAGAGGATGGCGATAACGTAAGCCGGGTAACTGCTGGTCTAGCCATCGAATTGATGGACTGCGTTGAGATCACAAAGGTAATGCCCGGATCCACCAGCATCACCCAGACCCTTCTCGTACAGGGCTTGCATCACGATATTAACTTCCGCAAATTCACTACGACCGTTTATACCGGCGAAAGCCTCATTGATGGGTTCATCCTAGATAGCGCATCACAAGGTATAATCGGCACAGACACACTAAGTTACTAAGGAGAAACATGGCAACCGGCTTCCCATTCAGCACAGGTGACGTGCTACTAGCGAGCGAAATGAATGGCTTAGTGGCTTTCACGCTCAACTCACAGAGCGGTACTACCTACACGCTCGCCTCAACGGATCAATATCAGGTTCTAGTGGTCACAAGCAATGCATCCGCTAAGACCGTAAGCATACCAACAGATGCCACATACGCATTTCCCAACGGCACATGCATCTCTTTCCTAAACACAGGTGCAGGTGACTTAACAATCCAGGCTGCATCTTCCGGTACTACAACAATTACCAGCATTGGAGCAGCACCAGCCGCACCGCTAGTTGGACAATACAAGAGCGCAGCCGCGATTAAGACCGGCACAGATGCGTGGACTGTGGTAGGCGCAGTTGCTTAATTCAGTTGT